CAACAGATATATATAGTATACATAAATTTATTTCTGCCCTTTCTTTAAAAAATTATGCAGCAGCTAATAAATACTTAAAGAGCGCTATTGAGTCAAAGCTCAAGAATCGAATCAACAATCAGCTCGATACACCTTTATTCTAACACATGAAAGTTAAAAACATTTTACCTGATCAAGTTAAAGATCTTCTCACTGAAGACTCTTTAAATACTATCGAGACTGCTCTTCAAGAAAAGACATCTCTTCTTATTGAGACTGCACTTATAAATCAAGATGAGCTTTACTCACAGAAGCTACAACAGCTAATGAAGGCCATTGATAAAGATCATACCTCAAAGCTAAAGCGGGTAGTTGAAGCAGTAGATATTTCAAACGCTCGTAAGCTTTCAACTGTTGTTAAACGGTATGAAAAAGAGATCAATAAGAACGCCAAGTCCTTCAAGAATACCTTAGTCGAGTCTATTTCTGATTACTTAGAAGAGTATATCGATGAAGCAATTCCTAAGGATGCAATTGTTGAAGCTACTAAGAATAAGACTGCTCTAAGTGTTCTAACCAATCTTCGTAAAGTACTTGCTGTTGACGCTGCTCTAATGAAAGAGTCAGTTAAAGAAGCCGTTCAAGACGGAAAGACTCAGTTAGACACTCTTAGTGAGCAAGTAACTAAGTTAGAGAGAGAAAATAAAATTCTCAAAGAATCTTATCTTAAGACCAAGGCTGATCTTATCCTCGAAGAAAAGACTTCAGACTTACCTGATAAGAAGAAAGAGTATATCAAGAAAGTTCTAGGTGATAAGACTCCTAAGTTTATCGAAGAAAACTTCGATTATACTCTCAGACTTTTTGATAAGAAAGAAAAGGAAAAGATTTCACAGCTTAAGGATGAAGCCTTTAGTCGTAGAGTAGTTAAAACTGATGCACCGCGCGTCAATCTACAAGAGTCTACCACCAAAACCATTAACCCTTACGTAGACGCTTTACAGCGTAACAGATAATTTTTCACCCTAATAATGAGGTACCTCGGTACCTGAGTAACATAGATTTAATCTATGAAGGTCGAATAAAAGGAAAATAAAAAAAATTATGAATAAACCACAGTCATTTATTGATAGATCAAGAGCTGAGACCCTTCTAGAGAAGTGGGCTCCAGTACTTGATTTCAAGTCAAACTCAATCAAGGAAATTGACAACGAGAATACTCGTCTCAATACCGCTATTCTTCTTGAGAACCAAGAAAAATGGTGCTTTGAGCAATCCGGTAACACCTCTGCTTTAGGAGCTAATGCAGGAGATTCTCCTCGGAGTTTCTCTTCAACAGACAATTACGCACAAGGTGATTCTCGTTTGCCTAAGATCCTTATTCCAATGATACGTCGTACATTCCCAGAGTTGATTTCGAATGAAATCGTCGGTGTACAGCCTATGTCTGGTCCAGTCGGTCTTGCTTTCGCTTTACGCTATAAGTACGATTCTGCTGGTCTCGGCTCTGGTGGCATTGACGGCGGCTCGTCTGCTCTTGGCACTCACACCACTGTTGGCAATGCTAACGGTAGAGAGCTAGGTTATCAGTACGTTGATACCAGATTCACTGGTACATCTTCGGGTGTACTTTCTGGTAACGCTGCATGGTCCTTCACTCAACAAGATCAAGGTGTTGCTGAAATCCTCAAGAACTTTGAGATTCAAAACAACATCCCACAGGTTAACGTAACCTTCGAGAAAACAGCTGTTGAAGCTGGTACTCGTAGATTAGGTGCCCGTTGGTCTGTTGAGCTCGAACAGGATCTTAAGAACATGAATGGTATCGATATCGATTCTGAAATCACTAACGCTATGTCGTATGAGATTCAGGCCGAAATCGACCGTGAAATGATCATGAGAATGGTCCAGTCAGCTCTTAATGCACAAGGCGGTCAAGGGTATTCCTTCTGGAACCCAGCCTCTGCAGACGGTCGTTGGTTAGTTGAGAGAAATAGAGACTTCTATCAGCGGTTAATCATTGAAGCAAACAGAATCGCTGTCCGTAACCGGCGCGGTGCTGCTAACTTCATCGTTGCTACTCCTCGTGTTTGCGCTATCCTCGAGATGCTCCCTGAATTCCAGTGGGTACCTGTACAGGGTGACGTTTCAACACAGCCAGTAGGCATCGCCAAGATTGGCTCTGTCGGAGGTCGGTTTAGCGTTTATCGTGATACACGTACTGAAGTACAAAACGCCACTCAATATGGCACTCAAGGATACACCTCACAAGCTGATGGATCTGCATATTCTAATACTGTAGAATATGCTCTTCTAGGCTATAAAGGTCCTGAGTTTTACGACACCGGTATCATCTACTGTCCTTACATTCCGATCATGGTACAAAGAACCATCGGCCCGAATGACTTCGCTCCACGTGTAGGCTTGCTTACTCGTTATGGCGTTGTCAATAACATATTCGGTTCCGAACTCTACTACCATGTCATCATTATCCAGGGCTTAGGTCAAGCGTTCACTCCATCCAATCAGTCAGTCTACTTTTAATAGCTAGCTATTAAATAGACAAATTAGCCCATGTGAGAGCAATCTCACATGGGCTTCTCCTTTTATAACAAACTATAAATTCATTTTATTGTATAAAAAGACATAAATAATAGTATGGCATTTATTTCATATAACAATCAAGCTCTATCTGCATTTGGGCAAACTCCATCTAATCTTGCATGGTCTTTATCAGGTACTGGTTTACCTAAAACTGTTGAACTACGTACTGTTGGTGTAGGTCCAAGTAATGTAGCTTATTCAGGCACTAAACAGGTAAGAGGTTTACTTTTTAATTCTTTAACTAATCCAGCATCTGGAACTGGTATAATGGTAACATTATCTGCGTTTAATGGAACTAGCTTTAGAGTTGATAGGGCATATCAAGGAGCTACCTTAAGTATCCTATTTACGGACAACTCTTCTTCTTTCTTTGTTTGTCAAACTGGTACAGTTGTTCAATCCTTAACTTACAACGGGTTTGACAGTGTCTCGCCAGAATCTAGACGTAAGGTATTGTTAGGAATGTACTAAGCTCACTTAGAGTAAAAAATTTAAAAGCCGGGAGATATATAATATTTCTCCCGGCTTTTTATGTAATGACCACACTATTGACACCTAAATGCTCAATGAATCTCTATGTCTGCTAAAGGTCATTTTAAGTTATAAATGGCACTGTTATCTATTACAGACAAGGAGAGACACAATTTAAACACAAAAAAATACCGTACGACTGTACGGTATTTCTTAAAGCACTATACTACTAAATTCATCCTTCTTCACCTTCAACAACAGGTGGTGCGATTGCTCTTTCGAATTTATCGAATAGAATAACCGCTGCTTTAGCTACTTGAATACCTCCAGACTTAATTGAGATATCAATTAGCTGTAGTAGTACTTGTGCTTCGTTCTTAGTGAACGTTAATGTTACTTGTTCTTCCATGGTAACTTAATTTAATATAAACTACTTATTTTTCAACTAAGAGTAGTAGTTTTTTGTAGTAGTTTTTCTAGTTCGAACTACAGCCTCGACGATCAGTTCTGGTTCGACTACTGGTTCTACGATAACTTCAGGCTCTACGATAACTTCAGGCTCTACGATAACTTCAGGCTCAACTACAGGAGGTATAATAGGGTTATTCTGTTGCTCAATCCATGTACGAAGAGGTCCAACACATCCTATTACAGCTTGGAATGCAGCAGCTACTTCAGGTACTTCATTAATAGCTTCCCATAATCTATCTGTTCGAACTGACTGAACTAGTGAGCCTGCTCCAATCTCTTGACTGTTGGGATCGTATGGTAGTAGCTCAATGTTAACAGCGCCAGTACTAACAGTAGGTGCATGGACGTTAAGGTTATATACCCATTGCTCTGAGAAGACTTTTTCAGGAATTGCAGGTATTACGATTGGTGTTTGTGGTATGATTGCCATATTTAAGTATAATCTAGTTTTTAAAAATTCAATTAATAGTTTGCAACTACAGAGCCGTATATCAAATTATTAATGTTGACGAAAGTATATATATCGGTTTTTACTCCGATTGTTTGGGTTGGTGCTGCTGATGCTGGCCATCGTAATGTTGTAGGCCATGTAACAGTATAGTTAGCAGCAGTATTAGACACTGCAACTCTAATACGCTGACCGGGCAAAGAACTGATGAAAGTGAAGGTAGTACTTGCTGTTAAACCTCTAAAAAAACTATCAGCCAGTGACCAGTTGATTATATTTGTACCAGGTATAGCTAAACTACTATTAACAGTTCGTGCAGCAGATAAGGTACCAGTGAAAGCACCGCTGCCAACAACATGTAGAGTGTGCGTTGGTGTAGCTATTCCTATACCAACCTGTGTGTTATTAACCACGAGAGCATTACTACCGAAAGTACCTATATTAACTATATCAATTAAATTAGAATCTACCTGTATTATCGGTAATCCCGCTGCATCATTAACAGAAAATATAGTACCAGTTAAGGTATCAGACACACTTAACAATCTACCTGCTGAACCATCAATTGAAAACCTATCAAGCGCGCTAGTCGCAACAGTGTAGCTAGTTATATTTAACCCACCAGCATTATCATATGCTAAGCGAGGAGCAGCAGAAAGAGGTGAAACTACACTCGAATTCGGCGATTGCGAATCGAAAATAATAGCGCCTGACGCTGGGATCATTAATATATTAGACATTATAATTATTATTTATTAACGTTACTGTATACCAAATCTGGATTTAGAGGCTTTGAAGTTTTGTTGGATTTCTTGTTCTGAGAGAGCTCTGTTATATATAGATACGTTATATATGTTTCCATTAGCAAATCCCAGATAGTTGCTAGGCATTGCCCCTAGTCGTAATGGATTTGTAGATATATCAAATGTAGAAGTAAAAGAAATTGTTCCCAAAAGATTCCCATTAACATACAATTTCATCTCGTCCAAAACAGTATTGCAAACCCCAACCATATGAACGAACATATTCCTATAATCTAAATTCGAAGATATACTTTTTTGATTTCTATCTACCCCTGTTATACTAAAAATAATTGCAGTATTTGTTAAACCAAGGCTATATTGTTCGTAAAGACTTGTATAATTATTTTGTTTGAAACATATAGGAGCATAATTACTAGTATATGAAGATATCTTAAAAAATGATGACACAGTGATTGCAGAAGATGGGTTAATGGTAGAGTTATTAGTAACTAGTGCAATATCATCAACGCCATCAAAAACAATAGACCCTCCATTAGCGCTACTAAAGGTCGGGCCATTAGTTAATGTACCATGATTACCATTCCCACTCCTATCAAACCAAGTAGTCCCACTGCCGGGATAACTCTTTCTATCCGACGCATCTAGGTGAAGAACTAGCCCGTCAGTAATTATATCAGGTCCCGTGCTAGAACTCATAAGTTATACCTCCCTCTAGCAGCGTTAAAGTTTTGTTGTATCTCATTAGTAGTTAAAGCTCTATTATAAACTCTAAAGGTAGAGCAACTCATAGGCATAGGATAACCAGTGTCGAATCTCCATCCTGATATTCTACCATTACCACTATTAAACGTTCTATTACCTGTATTCTCTGCACCAGCTTGTTGAGTTAGTGTTTGTCTGACAGTGTTAACATAAAACTTATTATTGGTATAACTTACATCGCTTCTCATTTCGAAAACA